AAATAATAATTAAATAATAATTAAATAATAATTAAATAATAATTAAATAATAATTAAATAATAAAAAAAATAATAAATAATGGGTGGTGGTTTAATTCAGTTAGCTGCTTATGGTGCCCAAGACTTATATTTAACGGGGAATCCTCAAATTACTTTTTTTAAAGTTCTTTATAAAAGACATACTAATTTTGCAATAGAGTCTATTCAACAAACATTTAATGGAAAACCAGAACCGGGTTCTAAATTAACAGCGACAATATCAAGAAATGGTGATTTAATTCATAAGATGTGGTTAACAGCGACTATACCAGATATATCGATTACTTTTGATAATCAGCTTAATGGTATTACTTCGACTACTGCGACTTTACATTTAGCAAGAAAATTTGGTTATGTATTATTGAAAAGTTGTGAATTAATGATTGGAGGTCAGCAAATTGATAAACATTACGGAGATTGGATGAATATTTGGAATGAATTAACATTACAAGAATCTAAAAAAGATGGATTTTCGCAATTAATAGGTGATGGCGAGGGGACTACTAATCCGAAGTTCAAACCGTATAGTTATTCTGGATTTTCTTTTTCATATAATGAGATACAAAATAGTGAATCAAGCTTGTCTGATAAAATGAGTCAAAATCCCACTGATTATGATAAAAAAGGATTTATTCCGTCTCATGAAATCAATATTCCATTAGAATTTTGGTTTTGTCGTAATCCAGGATTAGCATTACCATTAATTGCATTACAATATCATGATATAAGAATTAATATAGAATTAAATGAAGCAAAATATTATGGTATGATGTCATTAGTGAGCACATATTCACCTGGTGGGTTGGATAATAAAGCTATATTTACTATTGGACAAAATACTGCGAATACTATAACCACAAAAAAGCCACTGAGCAATAATATAAATGTGGCAAGAAAATTATTAAGTGAATTTCAATTTAGTTCTATATATTTATGGGTTGATTATATATATTTAGATATTGATGAGCGTAGAAGATTTTCGCAAACAAGTCATGAATATTTAATAGAGCAATTACAATATACTGGAGAGGAAGCGATTACGCCAGTAGCGAATACGCCATATGGTATAAACTTACACTTTAATCATACAATTAAAGAATTATTTTGGGTGATACAGCCGAATACAAATTTAACAGAAAAAGAATTACAAGCGACTGATGGAGATGCTGTATTTGATGATGCAGAAACAAATGCGTCTCATTGTTATTTAGATTATCAATTTTATACAGATGCTGGGCAATATATATCTGAGACTACCCAAGCAGCTTTATTGACAGCAAATATACAACAATATCCTGTAAATCCTGTAATATCAGCATATTTAGAAATGAATGGTCAAGAAAGATTTAAAGAACGAACAGGAGAATATTTTAATTTAGTGCAGCCATATCAAAATCATACTCGTATTCCGTCAGATAAAGGGATAAATGTATATTCATTTGCATTACGTCCTGAAGAACATCAACCGTCTGGTGTATGTAATTTATCTCGTATTGATGATGTTAAATTATATTTAACATTACGTTCATCGATAGTTCATAAAGCACGTGTATATGCGTTAGGCTATAATGTTTTACGTATATTATCGGGTATGGCGGGTTTGGCGTTTGCGATATAGAAGGATTCGGATTTTCAGAATTTCTGAAAATCCGAATTATATTTAATAATAAATAAAAATTATTTTAATAATATAATAGAAATTAAACATTTAATAAATAAAAATTAAACATATAATAAATAAAAATTTATAATAATAAAATATATAATTAATAATAAAAAAAATGAATTCATTAGGTTATAGTTCATTAGATGAGTTATATGGTAATACTTCAAATGATAAATCAACTGATTTAAGTTTATTAAATGTAGAAAAGGAATCTATATGTAATTTGGCAAAAACTCGTGCAAAACCAAGACGTGCCCATGCTTATAAAAATTTAGGTAAATATGCACAATTTGACGGGACATCAAATGAAAATAATAATAAAATAATGACTACAAATGATGTTCCTAAAACGCGTTTATATAAGCAAACTAAAGATTGTAAATCTGAAATGGAAGTTGAAGAGGAATTTGCGATTAAACCATATAATATTACAGGAGTGAGTGAAGTTAATTTAGCGTCATTTGAACCTGAAATTGATTTGCCAGTAGATTATGAATTAAAAAAATATATTCTTGATGAAGATTATTTAAAGAAAGGTAAAAACAAGAATAGTATTAAAGATGCACATAGTGCATTAAATGATAGACATTTTATGAATATTGCAACAAATGTAGTTGATTATGATAATCCGAATGATGTGATGGATGATACTGCAGAGCCCGAGAAGCCATTATTAAAAAATAATTTGGGACAAAATAAAGTTAGAAAGAATAATAATTCAAATAAGAATGCGAATACATTAAATGATGATGATAATGAATTAAATGAGAATATGGTAGATAAATATTTAATGTTATTACTATATATATTATCGGGTTTTTTATTGATATTAATTATGGAGCAAATATTGCAACTTGGTATAAAGATGCGACTTTAATAAACGGTAAAATGATATAAAGATAAGAGTATATATATATGTTTAGATAAAAATTATGTGTAGATAAAATAAGTTTAATTGTATATTATATTTTCTCATATATAAAATAATTATAATAATAAAAATTTAAAAAAAATACTTAATAAAAATACTTAATAAAAATTCTTAATAAGAATACTTAATAAGAATACTTAATAAGAATACTTAATAAGAATACTTAATAAGAATACTTAATAAGAATACTTAATAAGAATACTTAATAAAAATATTTAATAAGAATACTTAATAAAAATATAATAAATTATGTCAATTTTAATGCAAGATTTGTTATTTGGTTTAAATAATAATCCAATTATAACAGCGATATGTGTATTTTTCATTAATTGCGGAGGACGGTATATTTTAAATGATATTAGCCAAGACCATGAAAAAATATTCCGTTCAACCATATTTAGAACATTAACTGTAGCAAGTATTCTTTATATTTCAACACGAAATATATTAATAACATTTGTCTTTACTGCTATCTATCTATTTATTATAGACTGTTTATGGAATAAACATAGTATATTCTGTATATTTAAAAAACAAATTAACAATACAATTGACTATATTGATGATAATATTATTGATATTATTGATGACAATGATAATAATAATAATAATAATGATAATAATAATAATGATAATAATGATAATATTATTGATATTATTGATGACAATGATAATAATAATAATAATAATGATAATAATAATAATGATAATAATGATAATAATGATATAAAGAATTTTCCAAGTTATATTGACGAAAATTTTGAAAATGAAACCCGAAATGATGTTAATACCAATAAGGCCAAGCGTATTATTGAAATAGTGAATGATAATAAATTTGAATTATAAAAAAAATGCTTTTTTTTATTAATTATTGATAATTACCATTATCATAATATCTATTTATAAATAGATAATGAATGATTTTCCGTCATTAACTTCAGCATTACAAACTCAATCAAATAAAAAGAAAAATATAGGTAAAAATTGGGGTAAATCAGTAGTAGAAACTGGTAATATATGGGATAATCCGAAGCGTTTAATAACAATACATACAACACATGATTTTGCGAAAGAATTTCCAGAAATAAATGCGAGAGTATGTAAAACGGAAACTAAAGATGAATTATTATTTATGATTAAAAATGAAATGATTGAATATAAAAGAAGAAATGATAAGATTATTTCAGATTTAAATAATGAAATTAAATGTGTAAAAGAATTAAATAATATTTATCTTAAAAATAAAGATACTTTACAATTAAAAATAGATAGTTTAGTAGAACAAATAAATAGTTATATTAATGTGAATAATGATTTAACTAATTCCTTATCAATAGTTCGTCAAAGAATAAAGATATTACAAGAAAAATTAAGTAAATATGAGAAAGTTAAATTTTTCAAAGTTAGAAATATGCAATTACCTGGTTCGTCTATTATTACTAATGAAAAAGCATTACTTCAATGTAATGAAGCAAATATAAATGCGAAACATTTTAAATTAATATCTCATACATGTCCGATTTGTTATGATAATAATAAGGAAGTTGATAAAGGATTTGTTGGTTGTCATATTTGCAGTTCAATGATATGTACTGAATGTATTATGACAGATTTAGAGAAAAAAAATCCAAGAAGTGAATTTAATATGAATTGTCATATGTGTCGTTCAACTATGAATCACTTTATTATGTGGAAATGTGATGATAGTGTATAAATATCTATAACTTATTGACGAGATGATGGATTAGGATATACATTAAAATAAATATGTTTAATTTTTTTATTAAGTTGTTGTGCGTCAAATTGTTCTTCATATTCAGAACGTGGAATAAAAACATGTTGAATATTTTTATCTTTTTCGACTTTAGCTAATTTATCTATATATATACCAGTAAGTAAAAGATACATACCAATAAGTAATAATAAAAATACGACACTATTCATATTAGTTATTACAATATTGTTAATTATTATTTTTTTATATAAAAAATAGTTTATATATTATTAATAATATATAAATTTATTTGTTATATTTATAGTATTTTGGATAAAATGAGCCTAAATTATCCGCTGTCTGATAGATTGCAACATTCGAATAATAATCAACAAATTAATGTATCATATGAATTGTGTGTGGATAATAAAAATAAGAAGAGGATAAAAAAAGAATATAGTAGCATTATGGAACATCAAGGTAAGTTTTGTTTTCAAAGAGTGTTTATATATGGAGATATTACTTAATGATATAATTGTAAAAAAAACATTAATTAATTTAGTATATAGTTCAAAGATGTCATTTAAACATGCGTGTATAATATTTGATAAATATAATAATATAATAGCTAAAGGATATAATGTGCAACCGTCATATTATAAATCGGCTAAAAGTATTCATGCAGAAGTAAATGCATTAAATCAAATATTAAGAAATAAAAAGTTATGTAAAAATATGAGTAAATATAAACTATTGGTAGTAAGATTATCTACTATATTTAAAGATAATGGAACAATTATTCTATCATATGGAAATTCAAAACCATGTATAAATTGTAGGTTATATTTATTAAATAATGGTATAAAAGAAGAAAATATATGTTATTCAATAGCTAAAGAATAATAAATTAAATTATTTTTCTAATATTATTATAAAAATAATAAAAGTTTATAATAATATTTTATTTTATATAATAATGACTGAAATTAGTGAAACAATAACTAATAACCCATGGTCATTTAAAAGTGCGAATATATCAATCTTACGTAATACAATATTATCATCTTCTATAGGTTTATTTTTAATTGGATTATATAGTAAACCTGGAATTTTGACAAAGCAGCAACAAAAATATGTGAAATTAGTAGCGACACTTATATTGGTTTTCAGTTTATTAAATTTATTATATGGATTATATGATATAACTGCATTTCAAGAGATAACAAATAAAGCATATGAAGGAAGAGAGTTGCCGTATATTTATCAAGTGTTTAATGGTCGGATGGTATATCAGCAAGTGCTTTTTATGTTGTATTTAGTATGTATATGTGTGTTTTTGTATATATTATATCAGTTTTAAGTAAAGGATATAGCGACTCTGTATGAATCGTAAGTCAGCCTATGATTTATTGTTGTTATTATTTTTATATATGGAATTCGGATTTTCAGAAATTCAGAAAATCCGAATTTGTAATGTGAAAACTTTTGTAGATAATTATGCGCGGAATTATTTTTATATAATTTAACTTTATATTATAATATAGAATATATAAAAGTGCTTTTGCGCGAATGTTTCTACATATATTTCAGCGGCGGAATCCTTTAAATCCCCCTTCAATTGATAAATATAAATAATAAAAAAATGCTATTTATTATACTATTCGTAAAATACTGTTTATGATTATTCTTATGTTAACTATTACAAATAAAGGAACTGGTGCCGGAGGTGCCAATACTAATTTAAGTGGTAAAACTATTTATTTATAAGTTATTTGTAAAAGAAGATAAATCCATTTTACCATTTTTAATTATTGAGTTTTGATGAATAGAAATATTAATATATTTACAAGTTTTATCTCTTGATAAGCTAATATCTTCATAAATATCTTCTTTATATAACAATATTTTTTTATTTATATTATTATCATATTGTATATTTAACTTTTGCAAATATTTAATAATATTTTCATAAATATTTACAAAACAATAATATGAATATATATCTCTTGGTTCCACACATTTTGCAAAACTCACAAAACAACAATTATCATGTTTATAACAGCAATGTTCATTTTTATTTAAAGAACAATTTTCTTGACAAAAATAATTTGATCGTGCATATAACTTTTTACAACATTTATCTCTATTTTTACAACAACATTTTTCAGTATCATGATAATTTACATATTTTCTTTGTTCAATATAATTTTGTAAATATGATATTAAATGTGTGATATTTGAGAACATATAAGTATAGACATAAATTGTATTATAATAATCAATATCATTATCATATATTATATTATAAATAAATTCATTTATAACTGTAATAGTTAATGAAAAATATTCATATGTAATTGTATAATATAATAATTTTTTTTCATATATTTTATAAATATTGGAAATATAAGCAATTTTATTAAATGTTATCAATTTATTATGTTTTTGTTGTTCTGTATTTATATTTGTAAATAAAGTTAATAAATTATTTATACCATCAATTTTTAAATCATCATAAGAATATTCATTATCATATATTAAAGTTTTTAAATTTGTTAATCTTTCAAATAACATTTCATTAAACGTATCATTATCAACTAAATTACTTAATATTTTTTTTAATATTATGTCATTTACTAATTGACACATTTGCTTATATACTTATTGAAGAAGCGGTTGTATAATTAAATAACAATGGTATTATATTATAACTATAATATATTCATTTTTTTTATAAAGAATTCGGATTTTCTGAATTTCTGAAAATCCGAATTTGTATGCTGAGACTTTTGTAGAGAATTATGGCGCGGAATTACTTTTATATACTTTGACTTTATATTATAATATTAAATATATAAAGGTGCTTTTGCGCGAATGTTTCTACATATATTTCAGCGGTGGATTCCTTTAAATCCCCCTTAATTGATAAAAATAAATAATAGTTTATAATTATAAGCATAGGATTAACAAGAAGTAGCTTAAAGGCTGACTTACGCTTTCTTCTTCCAAAAAAAAAATGAATTTTATTTATTTAAAAATAATTACCATTATATATAATAAAGATTAAAGTTTTTACCCTTTATTTGTTATTTAAAATGACATTGCAGAAGCATTTGTTGAATAAGCATTTGTTGGATAAGCATTTGTTGGATAAGCATTCGTTGGATAAGCAGTCTTTGAATTTGGCAATATATAAGCAAAATAAGAATGCTAAAACTGTTAAAGAATTAATTATAAATGACCCATATGGACAATATGTAAATCCGCGTAAAGACCAGAAGGTTCAAAAGCGTTATACTGCAAATATGTTGCTAAATTATAAGATTGTAGCTTTCCATACAAATAAAGATCGGTCGTGTCTTATACACTGCAAACATTCATTTAAAAAAAGAAATTATAAATATGGTTTATACATCAAAAATTGCTTACAAACACGCCGCATTTATCTTTGATGAACGGGGACATATTGTATCTAAAGGATTTAATTATCAGAAAGATTATTATAGTCCTATTTTTAGTATTCATGCAGAGGTAGATGCAATTAATAATATTAAATATAATAAATATCATAAAAATAAATTACATAATTATACAATTTTGGTGGTTCGTTTAGGAACAATTAATTATATATCTGAAAATATTACACAAATTAATCTGGCGGAATCTGCACCATGTGCAAATTGTTATTCATATATGAAACAACATAATTTTAAAGATAAGAATATTTATCATTCAACTATGATTATTGAATGAAAACATTCTCCGTCCGTCTCATTAATAAAATTATCATAATTATGAAAGAATAATCGAAGAATTTCTAAGAATATATATTATTATACTATTTGATGGAGGGATGTAAAGAAAATGATTATAATAGAAAAATAGAAATATATAATAAAAAATATAATATAAAATATAAATTTTTTTTTAATATATTTTATAAACAATAATGCGTTTAATAATTTTTTTGTGAAATTATTTTCTCACAATATAATAAAAAAAATAAATTTTTTTTAATATTTTTTTATAAAGTTTTTATAGCAAGCTAAAATGGGTGGAGGTCTTATGCAATTAGTAGCCTACGGGGCACAAGATGTTTACCTTACTGGTAACCCACAAATCACTTTCTTCAAGGTTGTCTACCGTCGCCATACTAACTTCGCAATGGAATCAATCCAACAAACTTTCAACGGAAATGCAACAGCCCTTGGTAGTCGCGTAAGCTGCACAGTCAGCCGCAATGGTGATCTTATACACAAGATGTATCTCCGTGTTAAAATTCCATCAGTTCTTCTTGCTGGAACAACAGTTTTCAACTGGGCAAACAAACTTGGTCTAGCCCTTATCAAGAATGTTGAACTTGAAATTGGTGGCCAACGCATTGATAAGCATTACGGCGACTGGATGAACATCTGGAACGAACTTTCTCTCCCAGAATCAAAACGCGCAGGATACAACGAACTTGTAGGTGCACAAGGATCATCTTCCCAAGTTATCGATGCAAATGTTGGAAAAACTCTTACACAAGGAACAGATACTACAGCAGCTAAACTTGGTTCAGGAGCATCTGATACTCTTGCAGGCGTAACTCTTAACATTCCACTTGAATTCTGGTTTTGCCGCAATCCAGGACTTGCACTTCCACTTATTGCACTTCAATACCACGAAGTTAAGGTAAATGTTGAATACAACACTGCAGAATGGCTTAACTATAAGACCGCAGCTGGAACTGTAACCGTATCTGGTGGTACAGCAACAACAGCGGCAGGTGCAGCTTCATTTTCTCTTGGTGAATCAGCTCTCTGGGTTGATTACATCTACCTTGACACTGATGAACGTCGTCGTTTCGCACAAACTTCCCACGAATATCTTATTGAACAACTTCAATTCACTGGTGAAGAATCCGTTACAAAAGGAACAGAAAACGCATCAATCCGCCTCAACTTTAACCACCCAGTTAAGGAACTTGTATGGGTTGCGCAACCATCAGCTAATGTTGCCACTGAAACCAAAGCCGGAAACCAATTCCAGTATGATATTTATTCGGATGGAGCAACCGAACAAACACACGGTACTGGTCTTCGCGTAAACCCAGTTGCATCAGCAACTCTCAAGCTTAATGGTCACGACCGCATGGCACAACGCGATGGCACTTACTACAACTCAGTTCAACCATTCCAACACCACACTCGTGTCCCATCTGACAAGGGCATCAATGTATACTCATTCGCACTCAAGCCAGAAGAACACCAACCATCTGGAACTTGCAATATGTCTCGTATTGATGTTGCTCAACTCCAAATGAATTTCGTAGCTCACAGCACATCATCTCTTGGTGTCCGAGTGTATGCAACTAACTACAATGTTCTTCGTATTATGAGTGGGATGGGAGGATTAGCGTACGCAAATTAGCGTTCCGACCCATTTTTAAAATTATTAACCCAAAATTATTTTTATATAAAGAATATATCATATATATCATATATATCTTATAAGAAAAAAATGCCTTTATTTATTAAGTAAATATATACTTATTATTAAATAAAATAGACACATTATGTCAGAATTACAAGAATTTGAATCAATTCATCCTACTTATGGAAAATTTATATATAATAAATTTTATCCAGTAAAGTTTTATGATAAAATTAATAAAGTTATTGTAAATTATGATAATTATAAAGTATTAATTAAAAATGATATAGAAAATCCTTTTTCTGTATTTAATAAATTTACAAATAATAAGTTATCATATAAACCTAATTTATCATTTAAATTAACAAATAATTATGGAGAATTAATTGATGTTAGAATTCATAATATAATGTTAGCATCTGTATTTTATGAATATATATTACAAAATGAATATATAAAAAGTATTGATGATGGTAAATTAGATTTTGACCATATTGATGATGATGATACTAATAATTTAATTACTAATTTACAGATTTTATCATCTATTGATAATAGAAGAAAAGGACAACAAAAATCAGTACAAATATGTAAAGAAAAAGGTGGTCGTAATGGTAAAAAAGTAATGCTTACAAAATTAAATAAAAGTAATAAAGAATATGAAGATTTTAAAGAATTTCAAAGTATTGGAGCATTAGCAACATTTATGATTGATAATAATTTATGTATGAGTGGAAATACTTATAAAAAAATTTCAGCATATTTTAGAGATATTATTAATGGATTACGAAAAGCATATAATAAAAAACAATATTCTGCTTATGAAATTGAAATTGAAGATATTGATGATGAAATTTGGAAACCTATTCCTAAAATTTTATATAAAACATTTAAAGATAATAAACAATATTTTGTAAGTAATAAAGGACGCGTTAAAAATTTATATGGAGATTTAATGACAGTAGAACGTGATAGATATGATAAATATTCATCAGTTCAATTAAATACAAAACATTATTATATTCATTTATTAGTATATATTTCATTTAATCCAGAAGATTTATATAAAATTAATTTTAGCTTTAATAAAAAAAATAAAACAGAAGATGAAATAAAAGCATTAAATTTAATGAATATAGGACATAATGATGATGCTCCTAAACATAAAGAAAATGGAAGAACTTTTTATAGAAATTATCTTGAAGATTTATATTTAACTACTCAATCTGAAAATATGAAAGATTGGCATAATAGTAAAAATAATGAAAATGAAATTATTACTATTGAAACAACTGAAAAATTTGAAAATAAAGAATTAATTGAAAATACAATTATTCAAGTAAATAAAAAAGGTGAAATTAAAGAAATTAATAAAAATTCATTAGAATATTTAATTACGCATTTACCTGTATATATACAAGAATATCAAGAAAGTAAAACAAGAAGTTTTAAA